GGCCTCCAGCAGTAGGCCTCGGCTCCGGTAGCGGACAGGGTCCGGAGCCAGTTCTCTTGATCGGGTCTCAGACTGCCTCGAGCCGACTTCAGTTCGGCGAACAGTAGGTCGCCAGTAGATGGTCGTGCCAGAACAAGATCCGGGAAGCCACGGTCCCCTTGGAGGGGGGTGGCCCATACGCCGGGGCGCAGTTGTACGGCCCGTGTGTGGTGAACGATCCAGCCGTGCCAATGCGCCGCCTCAATGACCGCCGACTGGAATTCGGACTCGGGGCCTCTCATCGCAGGTCACTGATCGGCAGGAGATCGGTCTGGGGAACAGCCAAGAAGACTAAGCCCTTCTGCTCGTAGGCCGCGCCGTACTCGACGACGTAATCCAGATCACGCCAGCCTGCGACACGCACCGAGGAGCCTTGGATGATCGCCAAGACGTAGGGGGTGGCTGGTGAGCATCGGTCGGTCTCTAGTTCCTTGACGATCAGTTTGCCGCCTTGATACCGGGTGGAGCGCACCTCGATCCGGTCGCCGACATCATGCCGATCGGGCCCGAATACGCCGGTCCATTCCAGCCCGGTAGCGACCGCGACCGCCAGTTCGCCCATACAGCCGTCCACGTTGTAGGAGATCACCTGCTCGGCGGTCAGGCCGTCCTTCATGTTCTTGCGTCGACCTTGGACATAGTGCTCGGCACGTCCGACAGCCTCCTCATGACAGGTGAGCATCTGCTCCGGCGACAGCTCCACAAGCATCAGAACGGCTCCTCGGCAGGCTTGCCGGACTTCTTCTCCTCTTGGAGGCGTGTAATCAGCCGGTCAAAGGTCTCCTTTGTTGTCGGTACGGAACCGGCGTAGCCCAAAGCGCGCAGGAAGTTCGTTTGACGATCGGTCGGTGTCCAGCCGGATCCGGTGCTGTTTGTCGCGCGTCGTTGCGGAGCCGGTCCCTTAGCCCACAGGGCGAGCGAGATGCCGAACCTCATGGCGGCGTTGCGGAGGAAGTCCGATACCAACTCTTTATCAAGCTCGGCCTTGTGAGCCTCGACGGATCCGACAGCCGGACGGGTGACTCCGAGGAGGGTAAGGCGGCCCCACATAGACACGGTCGGGATCTCGATGATCGTGCCGTCGCGCTTCTTCATCTTGCCCATCTGTAAGTGCGTGGCTGGTCGGCCTGCTTCCCATGCGACCGGTTCCCATGTCCACTCCGGGTCAATCTCAATGAGGATTCGGGTGATCTCGGCGTGTCCGACGTAGTCGAGCAGGACGCCGTTCTTGTCGATCTGGGAGACGGTCTCGGGGTCGGGCGTGTAGTAGTCGGCAAGCGCGCCGAGCAGGGGATGAAGGTCAGCCACGGCGACGCTCCTCGGCTCGCTGTTGGATGCGGACAAGGTTCTGGAAGTGCTCGGCCTTGTAGCACGGGAAGCACCAGACGGACCATGAGCCGGGGGACCAATGGAAGATGTCGTCACCGGCGAGAGGTGCGCCACAGCGACAGCAGGCTCCGGCGGTCGGCTTCTCGAGGCGTGTGCGGTCAATCATTGAAGCCGCCGAGGTTCATGCGGACGAGCGTGTCCATGGTGGTCTTAGTCATGGCAGACGGTGCGATGTCTAACGAGTTGAGGCAGTAGGAGCATTCGTAGAGGGCGCGGCGCAGCTCGGCGCGGTCGTCTCGTAGTCGTGCGATCTCGTGCGCCATCGTCAGGATCCTCGAGGTGGCTTCCTCTAGGGCCAAGGTGGCTTGGCGTATCGCTTCTTCGATGCTGTCGGTCATCGGATTATCCTCTCGTGGGTTTATCCGACACGGTAGCGGATGGGTGTCGCGGAGTGGTGGAGCCGCGATCGTTCCCGTTCGGTGGTGCCACCCCAGATGCCCGGGAGGCTTCGATCGGGGAACGACATGGCGTAGGCGAGGCAGGCTTCGCGGACCGGGCAGGCGTGGCAGATCTTGATGGCGCGCTTCGCGTCGGCGGCACCTTGCCGACCGGGCTGGGGGAAGAAGATGATGGTGGGCAGGTTCTGGCAGTCGGCTCGTTCCATCCAGCTGGGCTGGTTGATGTTCAGCACGTCCGGCTCCACGGCTCCCAGCCACAGCCATGGTGATGGTCGTGCCATCGCCAGATCTCGAGGGCCATCGCAAGGTTTACGGCTGGCTCGTTGATGCGGTCCCACGACCCGAACAGGTTGGCGGTCTCGTCGGACCATACTTGGTTGATCTGGAGGGGCCCGTGGTCGTGTCCGTTAAAGTTCTTGTGACCGGGAATGATGTTCAGGCACCGGGATTCCTGCCACATCTCCTCAAGCACGTTGACCAGTTCCTCTTCAGGCCAGCCGACCTCAAGGGCGAGCGGTGCCCATTCTTGGCAGGGTGTGTCGAGGGCTATCAGGGTGCTCAGATCGGCTTGGAGCGCGTCGTGGGCTGTTTTAGGGGCCTCTGAGGTGGTTGTGGTGGTGGTTGCCGCAGTTGAGGGGACGGGGGCGAGGGGGATGGTGCGGACTGTCGGCTCGGTGACGACGGCTGGCTGCGGTGCCGGGTCGGTCTCGAGGATCCGGTGGAGGATCTCGTTCCCGGCGATCACGGACATCATGCCCATGAATGCGAGAACGATCAGGTCGGTGGTTCTGAGCTTCATGTGGTTCTCCTTGAGGTCGGTCCAGCAGGGCTGGCGGAAGGGTTCCCTATGGTCTACCGACTCGGAGAGTCGATGTCAGGGATACAGGGCCTTCCATGTGACGGGGCCTACCACGCCGTCCACGATTAGCCCTCGGGCTTTTTGGAAGTTGCGGACGTGCTGATCGGTGGCGCGACCGAACTGTCCGTCTGCGGTGATCTTGAGGGCTTGTTGGACGGCGACGACGGCAGGGCCGCTTGAGCCGAAGCGTAGGGGCTTGCCGGGGTAGGTGAGCTGTGATGGTGCGGAAGGGACGCTTGAGACGGTCTGAGGCAATCCTAGGAGCCTGTCAGCGATCGGAGTGATGTCGTTCCAACGGTCGGGGTGGACCTCGAGGTGGATCCATGCGTCGCCTTGTCCGGGGGACCGCTTCACCCAGCCGCGACCGGCTTCCCAATACTGCTTCAGCCGATAATGGTGGATCCTTTGGATGCCCAGCTCCTCGGAGTACGCGATCAGCCACGGCAAGATCTCGGCCTCAAGGACGGTCTGGTCGGTGTAGCCGAGGTCAACAGCTGCGCCGAAGGCGTGGGATGACCATGAGGTTCCTCCTCGGATCGGTCGCCGGTTATAGATGCCGAGGTTCTTGAGGCCCCAGCGGTCTTTAGCGAAGGCGGCGATCTTCGTGAGGTTGGGGGAGGCGGCGGCGTGAGCTGCGCTCGGTTCCCCGGCCTTCTGCCATGAACGGAACTTGGTTGCTTCGGTCATGAGGTGGCGGCGTAGTGGGTGAGAATGATGACGGCGTGGGTGCCGGTCGGGACGACAGCCCACAGCTCTTCGCCTTGAGGGACCTCCACGGTGAAGTTCGTGTTGTTGTCGATCTTGAGGCCGTTGCTGGTGGTCACGTCCGAGCCGCCGATGTAGACATCGTTACCGTCCGGGCGAATCACGATCGTTCGAGGCCGGTTGATTGCCTTGGTGATGATCTTGACCGGGGCTGTTGTAACCGTGGTTCGGGTGGAGATCATTGGTCGTCCTTCTGCTCTTTGTCTTTGAGTCCGTTGGATGCCAACACGCCGGAGAGTGCGCCGGTCATGAACAAGACGAGAGGGTTGAGGGTCGCCCAGGCGGACTCGTCGTTCGGGGACACCTCGAGGGGCTGGACGACGAATAGCAGGCCGTACAGGAGGGAGCAGACCGCGAGCATGAAGGTGACTGACAGGGCGCAGCCGATCACGAAGATCAGCCGGGCTTTGATCTCGCTGTTGGTGTACTTCCTCATGGGGTTACCTCGCATCGTTGGGCGGTGGGCGCGGTGTCGCAATTCTCGCGTACACGGTCCGAGCATCCGGCGACGATCCAGATGGCGACGGCCCCGAGAAGGACGACGAGGACAGCGGCGGATCTCATCACGCTGGCCCGATGTCCTCGACCAGTAGCAGGGCTTCGCGTACCGAGTCGCGGACAAGCGTAGGTGCGCCGGATGTGCTGGAGGTG